CGTGATGAAAATTTACATCTTGCTGGAACTCAGCAATTGCTTAAAGCACTAGTCAAAGAAGATAAAGACTTTGAAATGATTCGTGATGAGACTGAATATGATTGCATTAGATTATTTGTTGATGCTGTTGAACAAGAAAAGAAATGGGCTAGATATCTTTTCAAAGATGGTTCTATGATCGGTCTAAACGAAGCATTGCTAAGTGAATATATAGAATGGATAGCAAATAAGAGAATGACTTCTATTGGATTAAAGCCTCCATATAAAGGTGGTTCTAATCCATTACCATGGACTGAGAAGTGGATTTCTGGTGCTGAAGTTCAAGTGGCACCACAAGAAACAGAAATTACTTCTTACATTGTTGGTGGCGTAAAGAAAGACGTTACTGAAGATACATTTAAGGGGTTTAGTTTGTAGTGACTGGGAAGATTATCTTATTAGAAGATATATATGAGATACGAAAAAGAAAAGAGCAAGAGCTTCAGTTCTATCATAATGAACTTGAGAAGTTAAGAAACAAATTGTTCTTTGTCCAGAAAGAGATTGATCTTACAAACTATATTATAGACATTATTGAACAAGAAAAAGTTATTGATATTAAAAATTACATGAAGGAGAAAAATAGTGAATAATGATATCACGTGTAATGAATGTGAATCTGAATTTAAGGTTGTTTCAGTAGATAATATTCCAGCTGAATTTTGTCCATTCTGTGGAGAAAAGTTAGTATTCGATGATAAAGATTTAGATGAATGGTTTGAAGAAGATGAGATGAATCCTCGTGGTTGTTAAATAATAAATATAGGGGAAGGAGAATCCCCTATGTCATGGATATATGAAGATAAACCTTTTAGTGATGAACAGTCTGAAGATTATTTTGGTTTTGTATATATTATAACTGATTTAGATACAGAAAAAAAATATATTGGAAAGAAGTTTTTTACTAAAGCTAAAACTAAAATTGTTAACAAAAGAAAGAAGCGCACTAGGGTTCAGTCAGATTGGTTAGATTATTTTGGTTCTAATAAACTTTTGATCGAAGAAGTGAAAAATAAAGGTCAAGATAAATTTAGAAGAGAAATAATTAAATTATGTAAATCTAAAGGTGAATGTTCTTATTGGGAAGCTAAATTGCAATTTGAACATGACGTTTTATATTCAGATAATTACTATAATGATTGGATAATGTGTAAAATAGCTAGAACACACTTGAGGAGTAAATAAAATGAATACGTCTGTAATTTGGGCCATTATTATTGCTGTTGTTGTTATTGCTGTTGTTTATTACGTATGGTTTGATAAAGAAAAGAAAGCAGACGTAAATAAAGATGGCGTAGTTGACATGAAGGACATGGAGGCAGCTGTTGATAAGGCTGTTGAGGAAATTAAGGAATTGGCTGATGAGACTAAAGAAGTTGCAAAGAAAACACGAAAGAGAGCAACTGCTACTGTTAAGAAAGTCACTGCTACAGCTAAGAAGCCACGCACACCACGTAAGAAGAAGACAGAAGTTTAATGAAAAATATTAATGACAGGGATGTTTATATTGCTGTAGATAGAAGCGTTCCTGTCATTATTGGAAATTGTCCCACATGCAATTGTGGTTCAAGGTCTCTTATTATGACGAATTATAATAAGAAATCAAATTATATGAATAATGTAATTCATATAAAATGTGTAAACTGTTCTAATACTTTCAAAACAACGATAGAATATGTAGCGAGGTGAAATATGAATTCTACGTTTGCGGATATCACAAAAGCATGTGATCTAAAATATCAGTATTCAGTTATTGCTGAAAAATTGGAATTCAAATCAGAATATCAGAATTTAGATGTTGATACAGCTAAATTTGTTGTTTGCAATCATGAAGAGATTAATACAGAATTATATAAAATTTGTTCTGAATATCTAGATATATGGAGTAAGCGAAATGGGTAAGAAAAAGACACGTTCAAAATATACATCAAGTGGTGGTCCAAAGTCTGTTAGTAAATCTGTACTTAGCAGCATGAAAAAGGATCGTTCTAAGTCATTCAGCATTCTTAATAAGATCGATGCTTGGTCAAAAGGCAGAAATACTTGGTTTACAATTGAGAATCCAAACAAGAATGAAACTAATAAAAAGTATATCAGAGTAAAGGGTTCTGAATTGCTTGGTGATTGGCGCAACAACAATAAAGTTATTTTAAAATGATTACTATCTATGGAAAAGATGATTGTCCTTGGTGTGATCAAGCTATCGGCATTCTAAAAGGCTTCAATCACAAAGATTATAAATACTTAAAGTTACATAAAGATATAACGCTAGAAGAATTTTAAAAGAAATATCCTGATGCGGAATACGTCCCACTGATTGAACTAGATGGTGAATATTTAGGCGGTTACAAAGAACTTTGCGGTTATATGATAGAAACGTATGGTGGCGGACTAGATAATATTATATAATAACTTCAAAAAAAATAAAAAAAACAGGAAGTTAACTTGTCCGATATTATATCAACATCAATAATTGCAAAAGTATTCGCTGGAATAGGCGGTCTAGTAGGCGGGGCTATCTTTATGGCGTTCATGCGTCCAAAGAATGTTTGGGATGCTGCTATCAGATCATCTGTCAGTACGATTGTTGCAACTGTAGGTGCTGGTCCTGCTCTACTTTGGCTTAGAATGCCGATAAATTGGGAAATGCTTCTCTTATCTGGTACTATTCTAGGTTTTTGTGCTTGGTCTATCCTATCTGTTGCAGCTCGTACACTGATTAAAATCGAAGATGAAAAGATGACAGCTCTCGATTTTTGGAACAAAAAATAGTCTAACTCTTTGTTTTTAAAGAGACTTGACAAATTTGAAAAAATACTCTATACTGACTTCATAAATCAGTAGGAGAGCTTTACTATGACTAGAAAGAGTCTTTTGATTACAAAGTCCAAAAAGACTATTCGTAAGTCTAAGACTGAAACGTATTTGATCAATCTGAAGTATATGGGGGATGAGCCTGCATATACAGCAGAGTTGAGCAATATTGATTATATCAAAGCGTTCAATTGGTATAATTCCATGATTGATGAGAATGAAGCTCGTGACTTCATGTATGATTTCTTCAAGAAAGAAGGTCGTAGTTCTCTTATTGCTAAATTGAAAAAAGTTCCTTTCGAGCGTTTCAAGAAATCTGCAATATGGACACTTCGTATTTCTATGCGTGGTGGTATCGTTGATGCTGATAAAATTTCTGCAGCAATGGATTCTATTATTGATTCGACGAAGTATATGATTTCTTCTGAAGAAAAAAATACGACAGAACAAAAACCATCAATTCAAGATCGTATCAAAGATAAGATAAGTGATCTTATTGCTGATATTGAAGGCATCATTGATGATGAAGAATACGATACCAATTTTTATGATTGGTTCAAAGCTCGTGATGTACCTTCAATGTACATGAACAAAATCATTGAGAAATATGCTCCTGTTCTTGAAGAACTTGTCCTTGCATATAAGGGCAAAGATGCTGATCTGAAAGAAGCATATCGCCATCTCAATAAAAAGCAGTTGGAAAAGCGTATTAAATTTTTCCATGGCCTTGTTGGTGATGCTGAAAAGTATGGCGATGTTGCTAAGAAAGTTCGCAAGCCACGTAAGAATAAAGCAGTTTCTGCAGAAAAGAAACTGAAGTACATGAAGGTTCAGGCTGAAAGCAATGAATATAAGATTGCTTCTATCAACATTCAAAAAATACTTGGTGCTCAAGAACTTTGGGTGTTCAACACAAAGTACAAGACATTGACTGTATTCAGAGCAATAGATCGTGGTGGTCTTGATGTTAGCAGGTCTAGCATTATCAATTATGATGAGAAAACATCCGTCACGAAGCGTATTGGCAGAAAGACAGAATACTTTGTAGACAAAGCATTGAATGGTGGTAAGATTGTTCTTCGCAAGTTGATGGATGAAATCAAAGGTGAAGCAGTTCTTCAGCATCGTATGAATGAAAACACAATACTGCTTAGAGTATTATAAATATGAGAGGTACAACAGGAGAAAATGAATGTCAAATATACTCCAAATGCCTCTAAAGAATGAAGATATGCCTGTGACAAAAAAACAAGCTAGGTCACGCATAAACTCAATACGAAAAGAATATTGTGATGAGATATGTGATGATGTGTTTCAAGCTCTAATTGTGCATCTGAACTCTTATGGTGTTTCATTCAGACAAACAGACGAACACACGAAAGATTTGGTTTTTCTAGAAGAGTCTCTAAAGTCATTCGTGTATAGAAGTAAGGGCATCAATCATAACTTTCAGAAGATCGCAGAAGAAGCTGTGTCTCTCAATAGGTTGACAAAAGGAGAATGAATCTATATATTATGATATAGATTTTTGAAAGCGTGATGAAATGATTATAATTGACTTCAATCAGATATGCATTTCTACTCTGTATGCACAGATTGGAAATCATACAAATGTAGATATAGAACCATCTCTTTTGAGGCATATGGTTCTCAATATGATTCGTGGTCTTCGATCTAAATTCAAAGAAGACTACGGAGAGATCATTATTGCTTGTGATGATCGAAACTATTGGCGTAAGGAAATATATCCTTACTACAAAGCAAATAGAAAGAAGGCACGTGAAGCATCTGATATGGATTGGAATCTCGTATTCGATTCATTCAATACAATCAGGACTGAATTGAAGGAGTTCTTTCCGTATCGTGTAATTCAAGTAGAACACGCAGAAGCAGATGACATTATTGCTACACTTGCATATGAATATGGGCGTATTCTAACAACACCATCAGATGAAAAGATTATGATTTTATCTGGCGATAAAGATTTTATTCAGCTGCAAAAGTTTGCTAATGTAGAACAGTATGATCCAGTTCGTAAGAGAAAGATAACTCATAACGATCCAGATCAATATCTGTTTGAGCATATTCTGAAGGGCGATTCTGGTGATGGTGTTCCAAATGTATTATCTAGCGATGATGTATTTGTTTCTGGGTCAAGGCAGAAGCCTCTTACACAAAAAGCTATTACAAATCTAAACTCAACTGCAAAAGAAAGTTGGCCTGATAATGTTCTTAGAAATTATTCTAGGAATAAAATGATGGTAGATTTGTCTTGTGTGCCTGATAATATCAAGCAACAGATTTTATATAAATATGAAGAACAAAGTGGTAAGGATCGTTCTCAATTATTCAACTACTTTATTAAGTATAAACTTAAAAATCTAACAGAACATATAGGTGACTTTTAATGGCTCGTGTGAAAACAATGATGGATGCATTTGAAGACTTGGATAAATTGAAGTCTGAGAAAGAGCGTGTAGCATTTCTTCAAATGATTGGTTCTCCAGCACTCAAAGAAGTGTTGAAGTATATGTTCGATTCAAATATTAAATTTGCTTTACCAGAAGGCAATCCACCATATAAGGTATCAGAGTTCGAACAACCAGGAAGATTTCTTGCTGAGATACGAAGACTATATCTATTCGTAGAAGGTGGCAATCCTAATTTATCTCCAATGCGTCGAGAGACTTTATTCATTCAGATGTTAGAGAATGTAGATGCGAGAGATGCAGAGCTTATCCTTGATATCAAGGAAAAGAAGAGTCCCGTATCAGGACTGACAAAGAAAGTAGTACAGAAGGCGTTTCCGGAGCTATTGAGCAAATGAAAAACATGAAAGTACACAAAGATCACGAACCAAACAAGAGTAGGTTCAAGAACAATTATCTTGAAGAAGATAAGGTATCTTTTCGAGACCACAAGAAAGACATTGAAAAGAAGAAGTATCGTAATTATGAAAATGCTTTGCGTTCGAAAAACGTAAAGGCTCTTCTAGATTATGATGAAGAGTGAAATTTAATAAATAATATATTACAATGACCTCGTGAAGGAAATGATACATGCCTACGTATAGTTTTTTAAATAAAGAAACTGACGAAGAATTTGATATAATTCTATCCATGTCTGAACTTGATCAATACAAGTCAGACAATCCACATCTTGAACAATTAATCAAATCTGCTCCAGCATTAGCTGATCCTACCCGTTTAGGGCTACGCAAGCCTGATAACGGGTTTCGTGATGTTTTAAAAAAAGTGAAATCAAATCATAGGGGAGCAAAGATAAACACTTGGTAGAGGTTACATATGGAAGCTCATTCCCGTAGAGAAAGAAAAAAAATCAGAAAACAAGCACTACA